ATCTTAGAAAGCATCTCATCCAAATCCTCGTTCATCTTACTAAATCTTCTGGCTTGGATTGCTCGCTCCTGATTTACTGCACCTGCTCTGGTCTTATGACAACCTAATAACTTTCTGTCCTTCTTAGCATAAAGACAATACTCCCCATTCTTTCTTTCTATTATCTTTTCTACCATCTCTTCTATTTCATCTAAAGTTACTTGCTTTGTCAGCTTTACTGGCTCTGGTGCTGCCTTAGCTGCTGAAACTTCTGTAACTGTAGCTTCTGGGTTAGCTGGCCTGTTGCCAACCCATGATACGGACCAAAGAGACAATTCGGAGATGTTGTTGTGGCAGACGTCTCCTTCGCAGACCTTCTCTTGTTTTTCAGCTTCCCCTCTAATAGAGGAGCCACCCTTGTCACCGTAAATCTTCATCTCTTCCCATACTCTGTCATGCATAGGAAGCTTGTTGTGTACTCCAACTCTAATCTTAACCTTACCGTCTTTAACCTTATATGCAAGAGGTAGCCCTACTGGCATCTCCTCATGCTTGTATGAATAAACCCCGTATTTCATATAGAAATCCATGGACTCTTTAATTGTGTCAGTTCCTATCTTGTCGTTCTGTTTGTCGATGATAGGTGAAGAAATATATGTCTCTAAGATTCTCTCGTTATACCACTCTGGTCGATAGACCTGCCACTTAGTATTCTTAGCATCTGCCACAGCCTAAGATTGACTCCGTGTATATAAGTAAGTATAACTTTCCGGAAATGCCTATAAATCGTCTGCATACATTCGTGCAGTAGCACTTATTTCAGCATTTAAATCGCCCACAGCTTCAGCCAATGCTGTACGTAAAAAAGGACGCGGTTGGGCAAACGGTTGATTATTTTTAATTGCTGCAGTAAATGCCTCCTTACTCATTCCTGCTGCCTGAGCATATGGACCTACGTTACTAAACACGCCTGGCCTGTCATCTTCAACAAAGCCCCCATACTCTATCATATTTGCTGCCACATGGTCAGACTGCAAACCTATTGAAACTCTATCGCCCTCTGGAGCTGCAAACCCTACAATACTTTCTCCAACCGAACCTGTTACACGGTTTACACCATCAGGCGGTCCACTGTACAATATTTCTATTGCACGCTCTCTTGCTTCTTCCATGATTGTCTCGCCAGCTTCTTCTAATATCATTTCCCAATTTTCACTTTTCTTAAAAAAGTTAATTGTAGGAAACCATCCACTGTCTTCAAATTCTATGGCCATTATTGATAAGACGCTACTTCTTCAGGAGATGCATCACCGTACTTTTCTTTCCACTTACGATTTACTTCCTGTGCAACATTCTTTCTCATTAACATTCTCTGATTCTTGTTGTACTGCTTCATGTACTCGCCCTTGTTATCCCAAGCTCTCTCATGCTCACACTCTTGACAAAATCCGTTAGACATAATCCTAACTCTACTTTCTCCTGCCATACACTTCTTGCAACTCTTCATGGTTTTAATGCTCCTACTTCAGGTTTCTCATCTGAAACCGTAACTTGTGGCTCATCTGGTAATTTCAAATTTCCATCCTTATCCAATGTTGCCTTGATTCCTAACTTATTTAATACTGTAATTATATTTGCCTTCTGTAACATATTGGCCAAATGTTGTTGCTCGTTCTTTACATTGATATCTGCAAACTTGACCTTCCAAGTTTTAATTCCCATCAACTTCATCAATGGTCTAAGGAATCCCATTTCCAAACATTGTTGGGTTTCTAATACAGTTCTGTCAAAAAGCGATATCTGCTCCCCTTCTGCATTCAATCCACCTACACCTGCTGTACTTCCTGTTACGATTGGCATAACTCCATACGATGCGTTTATGTCGTTGTTAATGCGCTCCATGTAAGGCAAAGCCATCAACTCATCCATGTTAGGCATAACTGGCACAAACTTAGCCTGACCGCTTCCTGTACCTTCTCCCCTACTACTTATAATAGGAACAAAGTTCGGATTACGTCTTGTCTCCTCTGCTATGTATTCTCCTAACCGATTCAATGATTCCTCATCATGGCCTGGAATATCCAAGAAACCCTTAGGTGGCCTCTCTAGTTTGTAAATCTTATTTTGGAAGTTCTCAATGGCGAGCGCTGTTTCGATTTTCTTAGAAAGACCTATAATTGGCGACTGACCATATAATCTGGCATTCGCACTGTATTTATTGAAATGAATTATCTCATCCCTTGCAAAAGGAATCTTGTCTTCATCCTGACCCATGTCATAAAAGTAAGCCATAGGTTCTGCTTCAAACCCACCTTCTCCCTTTTCTCCCTTCGCTAAAGGCTCTCTAGTAATTATATCAAAATATTCATCATTCTTAAACTTACCATAGTCATCAACTGCAAATCTCATCTGCTTAGCATCCTCTACCCAAAGTTCTTTGACTATCTTACCGTCACTGCCCTGAATCCTATCATATACTATACTTACCCAACAATCATCGAATACTTCGACTTGTCGTATCATTGCTTTAAAAAATTCACTTGCCGTAATGTCTGCATTACCGCCACTTGGGTCTCTAAGAAGAAGCTCTAACATTTTTCTTTCTTCTTTATCACCTGTATCTCCAACAGCATGGTATTCCCATCCTTTCGCTACAGATTGTGATGCTATCCTTGTTATAACCGTTCGTAAATGAGAATACCTGTCAGCTAACTGTTCAAGATAATTCTGGTCCACTGGAGGAAGTATATCTGCCTTAAAAGCCCGATTAGTTCCTGCCGTACCATACGCTGGAGTCCTTGCATCCTTCAACACACTAGCTGTGTTTCTCTCTATCAAATCCTCTAACGCGGAACGCTTCCGCACTGGCTTTCGCCCTAAAATTCTATCGTACCATGCCAAGTTGTATCGCCTCCAATGTTGTATTTATCTTATTAAGCCTTTCCTTTTTCTGAATCACATCTAAACTTTTTTGCAACTGCCTACTCCATCTGTGACCTGCATCACCGCCCATCATCTTCCACATTATCAAACCCTTACTTGGATTCTTCTTATTATTAAAATTCTTAGCTGGCGGGTCTACCTTCTCATGCCTTCTGTAATAAGTGTCTATACTTACTGCCGTCTTGTAACCAATGTCCTTCTGATAACGTAACTTCTTGTTAATCCTCTTTGTAACCTTTCCACCACCATAACCATGCATAGCTCTCAAATCTCTGCCCTGTAAAGCTTCTTTCTTCACTCCCTTAGGAACTCTGTACCTATCTCGCTTATCGCCCATGATACTCCCGAACATACCTTCTAAGTACTGGTTCCACTAAAACTCCCGTCGGTACATTCTCTGCCTTAGCAATTTCTTTAAGACTGTGTTTTGTCTCATCACTAATTCCATAAATTTCCAACCGCGTTCTCTTTTTCATAGTTTGGTTGGATGTCATGCACATACTCAAGGTATATAACCTTTTCTATATATAATCCCAACTAACAAACGCCAACCCCTTCTTGTTCATACCTTTGATAGCTAACTCACACATCCACAACGCCATCACCGCATCTGGAGTGTGACCCTCTAACCTACCATTCTTTCCATAAACTAATCTTGCCAATCCATCCGTCAACTTTCTAGGACCTGGCCGACTTGCCTCCCTTATTTCTTTTTGCCACGGAATCGAGTATCTCTCCTTCTCAAACTCCAAGGCCAACCCAGGTATGCCCACGTCATGGGAGTGCTTTTCTCTTCCCGTGTTGTGACCTTCGACAGGAAGGCCCGCCAAGTCACTCGCGCTATGTACAACCAACCTCTGATACCCATTCGATTCTATCATAATCGTGTCTGGATTAAAACGTTTCGCAAGCTCTCTAACTCTTAACACCTGAGTCTCTAACCAACCACTTCCTTTTGCCATTACCTTGCCTGTCCAACTATACAATATCCTACGATGCTCCGTACGCTTATTGTAAGCCACAAGAACGTAGCTTGTCTCATCATTCTGACTGTTCATACCCACAGCCAAGTCAACGCCCATTACGACGACTGTATCGTCATCATACTCTGGCAACCCCATATCAAGATTTTCATCCAAACATCTCTGAAGCACCTCATAAGGAATAACTGCACTCTCTGGGTCCAATGGATTTAACATATACTCAGACTCAAAAGCCCGACTTCCCATTGTCTCCTTCTCTTTGTCCAACCGCTCCTGATTCCAATACTCTGGCCAACGCGGACTTCCATCCTCTAACAAAGCAGGATGCCTTACTACATTCCACTCCTTGCTTTCTGAAACCCAATCAGTAATATCTCCAACTCTTTTCTGTGTTCCTACTAACAACATCTTAGACTCTGGTAACCTCATCGGCATTACAACCCTCTGAACGTAATGAATTACCTTCTCATCTGTCAAATTAGGAAACTCCTGCAAAACGTCGTCCAAAATAATCATATGAACGTGAGGACCCTCAAGTGCTTTTCCTATACTCGCACCATGAACTCTACTTCCATTGTTAAATCTCTTAGCACCCTTACGTATTGTCACCTTCCTATCATCTGACTTTTCTAAAAATGTATTTAATCTCCAACTTCGCTTACATAATTCTTCAAACTGCTCCAACTTGTCCCAAGCCTGCTCCAATGTCGCTGAAATATACAAAGCTCTGAAATTTGGTTGCTTGTGCATATAATATGCCAGCACACACAAACCCCAAGTCGTCTTCAAGTGACCCCTTGCACAAATTATAGATGCAAATTCTCCCTTCTGGAAATTATCCTCCCACTGGTCATGCATATTACCCAACGGAACATAAGTCCCAGGCTCCTGCTCCATATAATCTCGCATCACCTCATCTATGAACTCATTCAATGTCAAAGGCTGGTCGTTCATTATCTCCAACGCTCCTGCGATTGCCTGTGAAATGTACTTGCCGTTGTCCATCACTTGTACTTGCGGATAGTTATCACTACCTCTTTAACGTCTTTGTCATGAATTATCAACTTCTCATGCATCTTATGCAAATCCTCTGTCTCTTCTATAACCTTACCATCCTTAATCAGTCTAATGATGGTAACCACTCCTGACCGTCAAACGTAAACACACTAAAATATCCGCGGAAATCAAACCGAGGTATCAAATAACACTTAGCAACCTTCTCATCATTGTCATAATACGTTTCTCCTGCGCCTACTGACTTAAAATCATTCTCCTTTATCAATTTCTTCAACGCATCCATGTCTATTATCCATAACTGATTCTTTCTTAAGTTAGGAAAATAATATGCAAACCAACCTGCCTTCGTCGTCTTAATGCCACTGTCCTTACCTCGACACTTGTACTCAATAGCCATGTTGCCCGTACCACCCTTGTCCCAATCTTTCTCAAACAAATCCGTCTTAACCTCGAAAAATACAGGATACTGACGATTATTCTGAAACATTATGTCAAACTTGTTAGTATCACCATAAGTAATGAACTTCTTGTGCCAAACCGTCTCGACAAAATGCCTAACTGCCTTTTCGCCTAATTGACCATCTGCCAAATCCTTTTCAAAGTTGTTGTTCATAATAACAAGTCCGCCGTAAACTTCTGATTAGCATTAACAACCCGTATCTCCAATGGATACATATGCTGCTTCTTCATTATAGAATCACTGCCCTCTGTATTGACTACCTCGTAAACTATACCCTCATCAGCATCAATCACATCCGCACGCAATCCACTCGGCTCAAACACCGCCTCCGTGTAAAATTCGTGTCCCCACTCCTTCAACTGCTTGCAAATCGAAAACTTCATGTCAATATGGGCTTTTGTTTCACTCCTACTCCAACGCATAGCATTACGATTCCGATTACTAGTCCTCAACAATCTACTAACTAAGTTGCGCTTCTCCTGTACTGAGTATCTACCCATCTATCTGACTCCTACAAGCCTTGCAATTTACCTCATGGTCCTTGTCTGTCGCCATTACATTCATCAAACCCTCACTCGTACTAGCATAACGGCCACACAGAGTCCACTCCGTGTCTCCCATGTACTTGTGGATAATCCTATCTCTACTATCCACGGTTACCTACCATGTCTCCCATTATTGGTGTATATATCTCGTGATGCTTGCACTCATAACAGTCCACCATAGGACGACCTTCCTTCTTCTCGCTAAATACAAAGTGACCCTCATCTAAGTGCCGATGCTCCTCTTCCCATCTGTTTCCACAAAGGAAACAATCAAAACGCCATTTCATTTCTTCCACTCCTTAAATTCTCGCTCCATCGTCTCTCGTATCTCCGAAACCTCTGGCGTAGGCATGAAAACACCGTCATCATGCTGTATCCGA